GATTCAAACAAGTTCTGGCAACTTTGTGATCTTGCTCTCTCAGAGGATGGTACGGAACGTGAGATTGTTGGTGGATGGTATGCCACAGAGGATGGTCACACAACCTCAGTCGCGCACTGGTTGGAAGAAGATGACTTCCGTAAGAATGGTGGTGTGATGAATCACGAAACCGTAGAATCTATCTCCAAGCGTCGTAAGCCATTCACAGTTGATTATACTGGTTTTGGTTGGGTATTGATTAAGAAGGGAGTATTTGAAAATCTTGAATATCCTTGGTTTGCGCCGAAGATGCAAGTCTTTAATTCTGGTGCTGTACAAGATATGTGTGGCGAAGATGTTTCATTCTGTCTTGATGCAAAAGCAGCAGGTATGGTAACCTGGTGCGATCCGCGTATTCGAGTTGGACACGAAAAGACTCGTATTATCTGATGCAAAAATTTAACGTACTTTATAAGGGACGTAAAATTTATACAAATCTCACTGCAGAAGAATGTGGTGAGATTCTTCAAGACTTCTCCGAACAATTCTATTCCGGAGAAGATATCGATCCAAATGAAATTGAAATAGAGGAAATTTAACTATGGCAGCAAATCAAAAATCACTGAGTGGTTCAGAAGGTATTGCTTCTCATCCAAAGAATACTCGACAGGGTGATGGAAAGCATACAAAGTATACTGCAACTAGCAGAAACAAGGCACGAAAACCATCCCGAGGGCAGGGTAAATAATCTCTCAAGGCATTCAGAGTTTCTCTGAGTGCTTTTTTATGATAAGTACTTAAGTAGGATTATACTTATAACCGCGCTCCGCCGCTTCTCGCTTGAAGAATACCCAATAGAAAGAACCAATCCAATGAAAGAATCTGAGGTCGAAAGAAACGTTCGCAAATGGATCAAAGAAGTATCAAAGGTAAGAAAGGAATTAGGTAATTTTTCTATCTGTCCATTTGCAGCAAAGGCAAGATATCTGATTGTAGAGTGCGCTGCGAGCGCCATCGTGCCTGTTGAAGGGTATCAGGTGATAATATATGTCATTGAGGACTCATTTGACATTCCAGAGGTTCAGAGATGGGTGCAAATTTACAATGAAAGGTACGATGAATGGAAATTTTTTGAGGATTGTGCCTCTTATGATACCTACATAAAAGATATAAAGACCAACAATGGACTTTATAATTTAATTCTAGCTCAACCAAAAGAAGAATTGCGTGAATTTCGAAAAAAATTGGCAAAAACTGACTATTATGATAACTGGGACGAAGAATATCTAAGAGAAATTCTTCAAGATGACTATGATTTGATTCAAAAGGGATAGTAACCCCTTTAAAAGTTCTGATTTTCAACCAATCAGGAGCAAAAAAATGGGAAAACCTTCAGATAGAGACAAAAAATATATGAGAGAGATGTGGGGAACCGAAAAATTAATCACTGACTATACAAAAACTCCATCAAAAATGCTTCGTGAAATCAATAATGACGATTTAACTCCCAAAAAACACGATTTTGTGGTGCAAAATGAACTTCATGAAAAAATTCGCAATGATGATGACTATGATGATTGGGAATATGGTACTGAACCAATTCCATTAACCGAATTTTAGTGAATAAATAGAAAGAAAACTAATATTTAAATGCCATTAGAGAGAGTTAGTAAGTCATTTAAAGATATTAGTGCTTCCTTTCAGGTTAATCCATTAACCTATGACATTATTGTGCTTAAAAATGAAAATGCAATTGCTCGCTCTATTCGAAATTTGGTATTGACGGAGAAAGGTGAAAGATTTTTTAACAATTCATTAGGTTCTGGTGTAAATAGATTATTATTTGAATCAATTGATGTTATTACTGCTTCTGCAATAAAAGATGAAGTTTCGAACACTATTGAAAATTATGAGCCAAGAGTTAATTTAATTGGTGTTGATGTTTCTCCAGATTATGACAATTTAGAATTTAATATAACTATTAGATACTATATTGTTGGAATTGACACACAACCACAACAACTATCATTCGCATTACAACCAACACGATAATGCCATTAGTAAATTTTGCAAATCTAGATTTCGATCAGATAAAGACTTCAATTAAAGATTATTTGAGATTTAATTCGAATTTTACGGATTATGATTTTGAAGGATCTAATCTTTCTACAATCATTGATATATTAGCGTATAACACTTATATTACATCATACAATGCCAATATGGTATCGAATGAGGTATTCATTGATAGTGCAACTCTCAGAGAAAATGTAGTCTCTCTTGCGCGTAATATTGGGTACGTTCCAAAATCAAAAAAATCTGCCAAAGCAAATATTTCATTCTTTGTTGATGTTTCTGGATATGCAGAAGGCACAAAACCAGACACAATTACATTACATAAAGGAATAGTTTGCACATCATCATCATTTTCAAATGAAAGTTATACATTTTCAATTTTAGATGATATTACAGTTGTAGTAATTGATGATATTGCATCTTTTGATAATATTGACGTATATGAGGGAACATATCTAACAACAGATTTTACTGTAGATTCTTTCGATCCAAATCAAAGATTCATTTTACCAAATTCTCAAATTGATACGTCTACAATAAGTGTGAATGTAAAACCAAATAGTTTTGCAAACATACAAAGAAAGTTTGTCCAGGCAAATAGTTTATTTGATATTACACCAGAATCTCCAATTTTCTTTACTCAGGAGATTGAAGATGAAAGATATGAGTTAATTTTTGGTGATGGAAACTTTGGAATTAAATTGCAATCGCCAAACTATATTGAAGTATCTTACTTAGTATCAAAAGGAGAAAGTGCAAATGGAATATTTCAATTTTCATTTGCAGGAAAATTAATTGCAACAAGAACCGGATATTCGATTGATTCTGGAATATCTTTATTAGTAACTACTAACGCATCGGCGTCTGGTTCGAATATTGAAAGTGTTGACTCAATCAAAAAATATGCTCCAAAAATATATTCAGCTCAGAATAGAGCAGTTACTTCAAATGATTATGAAGCAATTATTCCTACAATTTATCCAGAAACTCAATCTATTTCGGTGTTTGGTGGTGAAGAATTAAATCCTCCAAAATTTGGAAAAGTTTTTATAAGTATTAAACCATCCAATGGTGCATATCTATCAAATTTAATTAAAGATAATATTAAAAAAGAAATAAAAAAATATTCAATTGCTGGAATTACTGCAGAAATTATTGATCTTAAATATCTTTATATTGAACCAACTGTTAACGCATATTATAATACAAATTTTGCATCTTCAGTAGACTCTTTAGGTACAATCGTTTCATCGAATATTCAAAAATATGCAAAATCTTCAGAATTAAATAAATTTGGCGCAAGATTTAAATATAGTAAATTTTTAAAAATTATTGACGATAGCAATAATGCTATTACATCAAATATTACGAATATTATAATTAGAAGAGATTTAAAAGCCTCTTTGAATACTTTTGCATCATATGAAATATGTTTTGGAAATAGATTCCACATTAAGAGTGAAAATGGATATAATATTAAGTCTTCTGGATTCTCCGCAAGTGGTATTATTGGAACTGTTTATATTTCAGATATTCCAGATTCAAATATGGAGACTGGAAAAATATTTTTATTTAAATTAGATTCTCCAAATCAGCCATTAATTGTGAGAAAATCAATTGGCACAATTAATTACACTAGAGGAGAAATATTGCTTTCTCCAATCAATATAACTAATACAGTTATTAATAAAGGAACACCGATTATTGAAATATCCACATCGCCATATTCAAATGATGTAATTGGGTTGCAAGATTTATATTTGCAACTGGACATCAATAAGACAAACATCAATATTAAGCCAGATAGAATTTCATCTGGATACGATATTTCAGGAACTAATTATGTAGTTTCTTCAAGTTATACAAATGGAACTTTAATAAGATAAAAAATGATATCAACAGATTCTAAAAGAGTAACGGTTAAAAACGTAGTAGAGAATCAACTTCCTTCTTTTGTAAGAGAGGATTTTCCTTTAATCGCAGAATTCATAAAACAATACTATATTTCTCAAGAATATCCTGGTGGTCCAGTTGATTTGATTCAGAATATTGATCAATATTTAAAATTAGAATCTGTTTTGGATAATAGTGATTATACAGAATTGAATGCTGATATATCTTTTGCAGATACAACTATTGATGTAAAATTTGATATCACTGCAAATGTATTTGGCACATATAAATTTCCAGAAAAATATGGATTAATTCAAATTGATGATGAAATTATCTTATATGAATCAAAAACAAATGGATCCTTTACTGGATGCATCCGTGGATTTAGTGGAGTAACATCTTATCACAATCCAAATAATCCAGATACATTGGTATTTTCAGAATCTCAAGTTGCTGATCATAAAAAAGATTCTAAGGTTAAGAATCTAAGTTCTTTATTTTTGGTAGAATTTCTAGAAAAAATAAAATATCAATTTACTCCAGGATTTGATAATAGAAGTTTGGATAGTAATTCAAATCAAAAACTTTTCATTTCAAGGGTAAAAGATTTTTATTCGACAAAAGGTACTGACAATTCCTTTAAAATTCTTTTCAATGCACTATATGGTGAAAATGTTGAAGTAATTAAACCAAAAGATCATCTTTTAGAACCCTCAGATGCGGAATATAGAATTACAAATGATATTGTAGTTGAGAGTATATCTGGCAATCCCGCAGAACTCGTCAACAATACTTTATATCAAGATGATTATGAAAATTATGGAATTTTAAAATCTTATGGATCTATTACTAATGTCGAAAAAACATTAGTTGGAGAAAAATATTATTACAAATTAAGTCTGGATTATGATTATGCAAAAGATATTAATTTGAGTGGAAGTATATATGGACAATTTTCTGTTCATCCAAAAACAAAAATAATAAATCAAGTTTCCTTTGGTTCTTCTGTTATTGATGTAGATTCAACTATAGGATTTCCAAATTCTGGTGAACTATATGTAACATATGAAAATGGATTGGTTGGTATAGTTACATACAGAAGTAAGTCAAATAACCAATTCTTTAATGTTTCAAATGTAACTTCGACTATCAATTCAAAAGAAGATGTTACTCTAAATGTCTATGCATATGGATATGTTGGTGTTGGAACTACTTCACAGGTTAAAGTTAGAATAGGATCTGTTTTATCTGATTTAAAAATTTATGATAAACCTTATTATTATACAAAAAATGATATCGCAACTGTAAAAACTCTTGGAATAACAACAGAAAGTCCACAAACAAGCAGTTGGATTTATAATATTGCAGTAAAATATAATGTAAAAAATTATCTATTGATAGATTCTTCAGATTTTACATATAAAATTACTACATATGACAATCATAATTTTAAAACTGGAGATTCTTTAATTATTTCTGGATCATCATTTGGTTCCAAAAACGCAATTGTAACTAAAATAAACGACAATTACAATTTATCAATTACTGGGCAAGGAGAACTTACTGACAATTACTATACAGTAGAAAGGAAATTATTAAAACCAAGTTTAAGTTCAAAATTATCAGATTATTCATATGTTAATTATTTCAATGCAAATGTAGAAAATACATATGTAAAATTTAATCATGATGTTTTGGTATCTTCTTCTTCAATACCAAACTATACTAATCAACCTTTAAATTTTTATAATAGAAAGTTAAATTTAGATGGATACTATGAAGGAACAATATTTAATTTTTATGATGTTGTAGATCATGGATATTATACTGGAGATGCTGTATATTATATTCCATATAAAACAACAGATTTGGATAGTGGTTTAGAGATAGTAAGTAAATTCTCCAACATGCAGGAAGGAATTTATTATATTAGGAGGATAAATGAAAATCAATTTAATATTGCTACAAGTCCAGCAAATCTTTATAATCAAGAATTTATTTCGGTATCTGGAATAGTAACTTCAAATAGTTTTGAATATGTAGAGTATGCCAATAATAAATTGCAGCACCAAAGATTATTGAGAGAGATTAAATCTCCAAATAATGAAAGTGGTGTATATGATACACAACCAGGATGTCTTGGTATATTGATTAACGGTGTAGAAATTGTCAACTATAAATCTGAAGATATAGTTAGATATGGGGCAATAAATTCTATTGATATTTCCTCTCCAGGAAGAAATTATGATATTATTAATCCGCCAATATTATCAATTCAAGATGAACTTGGAATTGGTGCAACAGGAAAATGCTCAATCAATGGAAATCTTGCCAGAATTGATATTTTAGATTCTGGATTTGATTATGTTTCAAGTCCAATTGTAACCATAACGGGTGGAAATGGGGTAGGTGCAAAGGCAGAAGTTAATACAACATTTATTGAGCATTCTGTTTCTTTTAATGCTACAATAGAATCAAATTTAATCAATCTTTCGAATAATACAATAGGATTTTCGACATACCATAAATTTAGAAACTCTGAAGAAATTTTATACAAATCTGATGGACAAGTTGCAATTTCTGGATTAAATACTAATTCAAGTTATTATGTATATCCAATTGATGCATATACAGTAACACTCCACAAAACAAAAGTAGATGCAATTTCTGGTATCAATACCATAGATATTTCTTCATATTCTTCAGGAACTCATAGATTACAATCTGCAAATAAAAAACAAATAATTTCCAATATAGTTGTAACTAATTCTGGATTTGGATATCAAAATAAAGAAAGAACAATATCTTCTGCTGGAATTAATACAGCATCAAATCAAATTAATATATCCAATCACCAATATGAATCTGGAGAAATAATTACATATTCGAATGATAATTTACCAATATCAGGATTAAGCACTTCCAGCTATTATATTGTAACAAAAGTTGACAATGATAATTTCAAATTATCTAATATTGGAATTAATTCTATATACAAGTATTTTTATTATGAAAACAATCAATATATTAATTTACAATCAACTGGTTTAGGATATCATACTTTCAATTATGAGCCAATTTCAGTAAATATTTTCGGAGAAATTGGAATTTCTACCACTTTTGGGCAAGATTTTTCAGCAAAAATTCAACCAATTTTTAGGGGAT